GACGTGGCTACTTGCGCATCCAGGCTGGCACGATATGTCGGAGCTGGTCGACGCGCAGATCGTCAATACCTACGAATGGGGGTACTTCTACGTTGGCCAGCTTTGGACTAGTGGGTTTCTAGACGTTGAAGAAGACGATGCCCCTAGGTTTAGGGCCAATGGAAAGCTACCCGGGCAACATCGATGAAACTATCGTAGGGATCGATCACGAAGGGGTGGACGTTCGAAGGCGGGTGTATGACAGAGCAAGATAGGGCCCTAAGACTGCACCTATAGCGAAGGTCCGAAAGCTTCTGGCATCGAGTGATCACATTGCTAATCAAGCGGTGAAAGACGCCAAGAAATAGATGTCTAAACGTATGCGTTCGATCGTCATACCTGCTGGAGCGTCCAGAGTCCCCCTCTAACGCTTCATTTAGCTGGGCCTTTTATAAGGCATCTTCGGGGTTGGATCTTGTTCCAACCCCTATTTTCTGGAGACCCTCGTTGAATGTTGAAGGCAGATGATGAGGTTCGATTGAAGGCCAAAACACAAGGGGTATCTGTCGCTGCCCGCCGTCTCACATCCAAGATCAAATATTTGCAGGGAGACCAAGCGACCTTGTGGCGTCCCTTGGGTGGTTTCTATTCTTGGAATATCAAGGATCTACGTAAGGCGTGAGCGAGTGTAGGGCTTCAAGAGTTTAAAGCGAACATTTCCGTCGTGGAGATGTGGGTCGAGTACGACATCAATGTGCTGCGCCCAGAGACACTCCAAGAATTCTCCACCATTACTGATCTTCTTGATGGTGTAGTGTTCCACCTTATGAAACTTCATCGAGTCGCGCAGTTTGGTCTCGGTCGAGAAGATAGCTAGATACCGCCTGCTATCGATATGAACGAAGATCGGCGCTAGTCCGATTGCCAGTAGGCATCCGGTGACATTAATGCTGTACGGCTCAGATAGGGTCCTCACGGCTTTCTCCAATTAGTCCTTTATTCCACGGATGGTAGCGTAGGCACTTGCCGTTAACCAACTACTGGAGATTTCGCTTCACGAGCGGTAGTCTCTGGTTTGCGCACGCCCCGTTTTTCTATTCGGTTGCGCGGAGTTGTCTTGGGCGGTCAAAGCAACGATTTACTGCATGAACCCAATTAAGTTCACGATCGAGCTGCGCGACGCTCAGACGGGCCGAGGGATTCGACTGGAAGCTGTCTCGCGGAGGAAGTGAAGCAAGTCTGCTTACAAGCGGCCAAGACGTCAGCGTAGATATAACCACAGACGCATTGATGAGCATCGTTAGTTGGATCAAGACACTGCAGTTACCGCAACCGGTGTTCGCCGGACTGCCTGTATGTCCGTACGCACATCGCTCGATCGTTACAGTTGTCGCCTGCGAGTGTTTTGACGATGCCGCACGACTAGCGTCCTGGCTGACGTTACCAAAGGACAGCATCGCGGTTATCGAGATCCGTGATGGTAAGATCGGCGTCATTGATGAGCTTAATGAGAAGCTTAGCGAGCGCGACTTAGTTGCTCTGGTATCCGACGCGTCGGACCCGATGATCATCGACGGGTACCGGACAACTCAAATGAGCGGTGTCTTTCTTATCCTTCAGGGAAAAGCGGAATTAGAGACGGCACGTCGACAGTTGTCGCGAACCAATTACTATCGTGCGTGGACGCCACAGTGCCGCCGCAAGGTGGGATTGAAGCCGTGCTCCACGGGAAGAACCGGCGATGGAATATGGTAACGGTAGTGATGGGGTTTAAGACTAGACTTCGACAGGGAATGTTTATAGAGCAGGAAGGAAAATGCTGGATCTGCGGTAAGTTAATGCTACTCGATGTCAGTTCAAACCATCCGTATTTTGCGACATTCGATCATATCAAGCCGACTACGTTCGGGGGTACCTGGGATGTCTCAAATTTGAAGCTGGCGCACAAGGTATGCAACAGTAAACGTGGTAATGGAATCCCGAAGCCGAAGCGTGCTGTAGACAGGTGGCAAGGTGATCCCGCAGCTCAACCCTTCACAGCGTCTTGGTTACGCGCCAAGGGCTACATGTAATCCATATTGAGCCATGGGAAGGCGACGTATCGATCAGAGTTACATTGAACGCTTACGTAATCCGTCTATCGGTACGGAGGTGACCGCTCAGGTGTGCGATGCGTCCCGCCCGGTGCAGGGTTGCGATGATGGGCGGATCTGTAAGTGCGACGGTGCATATAGAGCAACGCCAACGTGGAGCGATGATGACACGCCGGAAAGCCACGAGGATTGATGCGTACCAACAGGCCAGCCAGATCAAGACGCGGCTACTGCGTACAGTGAAGTTTGGTAATCCTTGGTCTACGCAGACCCTACAGCGGTGGAAGAGTGAAGGGCGAGTATTTTGCATTCGCTGGCGCGGTCGCGATCTTTATCCAGCCTTCCAGTTCGGACCCTGTAATTTTCCCTGGTATAGTATGAAACGAATATTATACTACGTTCACAAGGAAAGCACGCGGCTGGCCGTTGCTATCTTGGTTTGAAGCTCGTAATGTGGTATTAAAATGTCGCAAGCCTAGTCACGCACTGAAAAGCGTCCCTACTAAGATATTAGCGAGAGCTGCAGAGCGATTCTATAGCGTTGAGGATTAGAGTGATGTCACGTTACGACGGGCATAAAGTGTTGAGTCAAAGGATGAAGGCCCACCTCGAAAGAAGGAAGATGAATGCTAGAAAAGCCCGTGGCGCCAAACATTCAACAGCAGCCGAGCAAGCTGTGGCCCGCGACGAAATCTCCGATTACCTTGTGCGCGTTCCACGCCCGCCTACGTACGTTGATTAGGTGTGGCGTAGTATTGCCATAAAAGCGTCTGGAAGTCGGCAGTTATCTGGAGCATCACGAAAAAAAGGAGCGATCTCTTCGCATCGATAACCAGCTAGGCCGCAACCTATCGCGGTGACCTTAAAAGTCAACTCGGGATGCCGTCGTGCGTATTGTAAGAATTGTTCCACATGATAGGCGATCGTTCTGAGCGGCAAGGTGCGAATGTCAAATCCCTTTGTTGGTATAGCGTAGCTATTACCCTGCGGTCCATCGCCACGGCCATAAATCGCGCCGTGGTGTTTCAGAGCATATAGCGCTGCGCCTTTACCGTGCCGACCGGCGAGATTTGAACCAAACACGAAGATCTCCATTACTACCTCCTGGTCCTGTTCTAGCAACCCACCACTATAGACCCTGCGCACATTACAGGCTTTTAGAGCGAAGAGTCTCTTCGAAATGTGTAACGCGTCCTAGTTTAAGCATGATCAATGAGGCATTGTGTCGCCGTAATGGACAACCGAGTTGGGTGGCCAAACGATACTTGGATGGGATGTTGTTGATAGTGTGGCATCGCTCGGTTGTCCATTCGACTCGGAGTTAACTAGTTCGTACTACATAACAATATAAGTTTGATTCTCATCTCAGTTCGTTGATATTCTCGGAATCACACCTCCTGGGAATCGTCCGCAACCACGTCAGCTAAAAACGGATCGGGAAAGCTAACGTGGAAAACGCTCTCCCAGGAGGTGTACCTATCCACGAGAATTTAATCGTTTGGTCATGAAGCGTCGCCGCGAACTGCCTAACACTAGACGTCCGCTGGTTAGGCAGCATGCGCTAGCTAAGGCCGGTTTCATTTTCAAAACCCCACATGAGTGCCAGGAGGCTTTTCAAAAGCGATTGGCGCAAACAGGGCATGGTCCTGGCTTTCGGATGGACGAGGTGCAAGAACAGTGTCGCCTATGCATGCTATGGAAGTACATGGACCAACGCTGTAATCTCTTCAGGCGTCGTGTGAGCGGTGGATCTACCAATGAATGAGCGATTGCACTTCCCAACTCCGGGCAGTCCCGCCCGCAGCAAGGGTAAGAAGCGATGCAACGATTTCAGCTCGACCGGCCTATTATGGTTAGGCGTTGGCGACAGGAGTGGGTGAATCATGGACGCGATTTCGGAGATTGCCACTGTGGGTCCGGAATGGGTACGATGCGGAAGCACCGGCCTAGTGAGTCTCACCCTTCCAGTTCTTGCCGGTTGTGCGCCTTGGAGCGCGCCTGGAGGAAACGCGAGCGTCGTAGGGAACGCTACGAGTCGAGGCGCGAGCTAATGTCCCAATTTTCGTTGCTACCGTAACGGCCGGTAGCGACCGCGAGTCCAGCGTCGAAAAATATCGCGGCAGGGGCGAGCACGCCACCGGCGAGATACTGGGCACAGGGTTACGCGAGACGTGCGAGGCGCAAGCCGGGGGTCGGGCGGATCGATAGCGCGACGTAGGATGAACCCAGCCGTGGGCGAGACGGCGGTACACTGGAAAGATCAGGCACAAATCAATGACAGTGTCCCACATCCTCGTAGAGCTTCGAACGTCCCGACCTCTATGAGGCTATCGATACTCGTGAAGTATATCATTGATACTGAGTTCATTGATACGCCAACCTGTTCTGCGTTGATAAGTCTAGCGATCGTTCGTCAGGATGGCCAGCATCGATACTTCGAGTTTAGATATCCAGTAGCAGAGCTTACCCCACGGTTTAGATCAGCATCCGGAATTCTGGTGCTATTTCGGCGCATACGACTGGTATTGGTTTTGTCGTGTGTTTGGCGGGATGATGAGTCTACCGCCGCATTGGCCGCAGCGGTTTCGGGAGTTCGCTGAACTTCGCGCGAGTGTCGAACCGGTGGGCCGAGAGCACCACGCCCTGGATGATAGTCGGTCTGTCCTACAGGCCATGAAGCGCCTCGGAATCGTCACGTGAGCCGGTTCAGTCCCGGCCATGACCAGTGTAGGCAGGCTTCCGGTTAGCCCCCACGAGAGCCAGTAGCTTCTTTCAGACACCCTCGCATCTATCGGCGATTTGCTTCCCCGCCGCGTGCGGGTCCGTCACGGGCCCAGAGCATATCTCACGCCGCCCTATTTAACGATTGTCAACATCGCACGGAGTTTTGTTTCGAGCATTATCGATCCGGCCGCGTTTCTCCCGTTGCCGGAGTATCGATACTGCAGCCAGTTCGACCGATGCGAAGAACATCTCGAAATATTCATCGTTCTCTAGCAGCGATTGAGCATGAGCCTTCTGTTGCGAGCGGGTGAGCTTACCGTCGAGTAGTAGAGTCAGAACGTGTTCAGCCAGGGGTGCCATCATTGATTGTATACCTCCATTAGATAGAGCCGTTTCAGACCGCGACAGTGCGGTACCCTTTCTCAACCGGAGACCACTTTTTTCCGGAAATCCTGCCTGCCATATCTGCTAAATAGCTCCATGTTGGTAAAGCCGGAATGCGGCGCTACACTTTCAGTACGAAGGAGGCGGGGAGTCGCGACGCAGTGATATGGGGTATCGTCGGATCGGAGGCAGCCAAGTTCACGCCGGAAGCTGAAGCTAGCGCCCGATATAAAATCGTAGGCCTCCTGCGTCCCGGAGACGTGGTGGTGAGCGGGTGCTGTCCCCGGGGAGGGGTAGACGATTGGGCGGAGGAGATCGCCTTAGAGCTCCGACTACCCTTCGTCGGGTACCGACCGCTTACCCATGACTGGGAGGGCTTCAAGGCCAGGAATATCCAAATCGCCGAGGCCTACGAACAGGGTGTCTGCATTACGCCGCGTGAGCTGGCTCTAGACTATCGAGGCAGGCGTGTAAAAGGCTGCTATCACTGCCGACGTGACGACCAACCTGACGATCACGTCGTGTCCGGGGGTTGCTGGACCCTTCAATACGGCAGACGCTTGGGTAAACCGGGAAGAGTAATTATTGTATGAAGGAGTATATCCTAGAGGGTGACCATCCGCTTGTATTGGACAAAATGTGTTGTGATTTATGCAAGGAACCGTTTCAAGCGGACGATCGAATTACGTTAATACCAAAAGATCCCGTTCCCGACGACGGCAAAACCCACACGGTCGAGGCCGTTGCTATGCACGCCGTTTGTGTACGGTGGGCGTTGTCCGCGCGTGAATACACCATACAGTTCATGGTGTTGGCTAATGGCATAAGCGATGAACACGAGGGTGAATGGCTTGTAAGTTTCGAGCCGGGTCCGCCTGGATCGCGCGGCGTGTTGAAGACGACCAAAAAGGAAAAGGAAGCGATGTGCTTTCCGAGCCATAGTGCGGCGGCAGAATTCTGGCGGCAGGAAAATGGAACTCGTGCAGACGGCAAGCCCAATCGTCCGTTAACGGTATGGACCGTAATGATCGAGCCAGTTGGAGTAGATCTCGATGTCGAGCCTGTCGATGTGGACGGTATACGATCATCCGAAGGATTTTCCTAATTCTTATGTGGCACGCCGTTTCGAAGTCGACGCACGAGGCCCTCGGTCAACATCCGATCTCATGGTAAGCGGCGATCTTGAACTGTTGCGTAAGACACTGGAGAAACGCGGCCTTTATAAGATCACCAGAAATCCAGACGATGATGCCTGTATCTTGGAGACCGGATATGACGACCTTCATTGATCAGTTTTGTCGAGGACAGATCTCTGCTGACAGAATTAACGATCATATCGACGCATGGCACCAGTGCCTCGATACCGATCAACTATTACACGAATATCTAGGTATGACTTGGGAGCAGTACTCGCGGTGGGTGAAAGACCGCTATTGCCGCCGCGACTGGGATGCATTGCAGGGGAGGATTCATGGCGCTTGAGTACAAGACATCGGAAACGGTGCACAGGTGTCACTGGCCAATGTGCGGCAAGCCTGTTCCTCCTTCGATGTGGGGCTGCAAAAGGCATTGGTTCATGCTGCCGAAGAGTCTGCGCGACCGCGTTTGGGCAACCTACCGTCCCGGTCAAGAAGTGGATAAGCGGCCAAGCGATGCTTACATCGCTGTAGCAAAAGAAGTCCGCGAGTGGATCAGTGCTCGCAAGCTGGAGGCTATATGACTGACGCTCGTTCCAAGGAACAGCGCACCGAAGCATGCGGTGCCGAATTTACTCACACGCATCAGTGCACGTTGCCGATGGGCCATGATGGTCACCATTCTGGCGGCGGCGACTTTTGGCATCCATCCGCAACAGACGCGCGTCCCTCAAATCTTGAAAGCGATCTGCTCTCCTGGGTCCGATCACACGCATGGTGTGATCTAGGAGACGCATTCCGTGCCGGATGGAATGCAGCACTCTCTCGTGAATCTACCAAAGCCGTAATCCGCTGACGAGACGTCCGGTTGGCAACCCATAGAAACAGCGCCGCACGGTGGCAAGTGGGTTTTGGTGTGGTGGCCGACAATCACCGACTGCGCCCTACCCGCTTATCGCAACCCGGATGGTTGGCACTGTCCAGTCGGTAGTTACGATGGATATGTTGAGGGAAAGCAGTTCGGCAAACCCACGCACTGGATGCCGTTACCGACCGAACCGATCCACCGCAGCGGAGAACCCGAAACCGCAGAGAAGGCAGCTCGCCAGCCAGACGAGAGTGCGGCCAGACCTGCTACTCGATCGCGTCGGCAGATTGACGTTGCGGTGGATCGCTCACCGGAGGAACCGTCCGAGCACCCCGGCACTCAAGGCTGGTGACGAGCTTGCGCACCAGAGCGCGGTGGCCACGACAAGTGCACCGTTTGTAGGCGCGAGCCGGTCACAGTACCGGCTGACGACCACGGTATGAGCCATAGGTAGAGCATGTACCTAGTCATTGCATTTAGGTGGGGATGGACCAACAGCAGTTGGTATATCGTGTACGGCGGGCCTGATCGCACGAAGGCATGTGCGATGGCCAAGGCGGAGGCAGAGGACCGCGCCGGAAAATACGGCTGCGTGGCGTACGAGTTCAACGCCGAGGGGACGGAGTACAAAGTGATCTCCTACGAACCGTCGACATATGGCGAATCCGAACCCGAGCACAATGAACGGCTTGAGTACTTCGAACGTCTCGGCCACTTCGTCGATAGTTACGCTAGCGGTAAAGTACTACTGCCAGATCCGTCCAATCCGGGGCTGATGAAGTACACGGACGTTGAGGCCCCACAAGTCGTAAAGGATGAAGTCAAAGGCCAGCGAACCATTCTGGAGGCTTGGAACCGAGCTGTGGCATGCCACAAAGCCCAGAGAAGCGCACAGAGCGAGTCCGGTTTGTGAAGTGCCCTGAATGCAAGTCGTCGGAAGTTCGCTGTGTCGACAGCCGTGAAATCGAAGGCGGGCGCCGTCGAAGCTACAAATGCGCCTGCGGTGCTAGATTTCCCACGATGGAGGTGCATGTCCCTGGAATTAGGCCAGGGCTACGTTCGCTGGATGCTCTGCATACTCAGTTTAAGGAGACCGCAGAGCAACGCGTGAAGTCGCGATTGCTGGAGATGCTGAAATGAGCGGCCTCCCTTTTCCCTTGCTTCCTACATTGTCATGTTATCGTTAGTGGTTTCCACGTGGAACCAAAAGAGGCCCATCGGCTCTAGTTGTATCTCATTGTCTATCGCTGTCCATCGCGGGGTGCAGCGTTGATATAGTAGGCTGTTAGCCAATCGCAACCGCAAGTAGGTGATGGCGCTTTGGCTGCTCCAAGTCGACTCCGTAAGGTGGCAATTTCCCTTTACCTTGAGCGTGACGTGTACGAGCGCTTGGTGGCGCTGTCACGCTCCACCCATGTGCCGCAGCAGTGGTACCTGCGCCAGGGCGTGGATTGGGCTTTGGAGAAGTACTATTCCAAACCGCCTATATCCAAGTAGTGCGTGGCTCACTTGTCATGGCGTTTGCGCGCCGCCTTCCCAGCACGACTTGCCAAGGCGCGGTTCTGTGAAAACGCCCGCTTGCGGTCGGGGATCGCCTTGCCGCCGCGTCGACCACACTCGACCGCTAGTTCGTGGTTCTTCTTAAACGTGCGCTTCTCGGCAGGAACGTTGCTGCCTCCCTTGCGACCGGCTTCTTGAGCTAGCGTGCGATCCTGAGCGAAGGCCCGCTTGGCGGCAGGTACCGCCCGTCCGCCGCTCGCGGCGATCTCTTTCATCTTCTTTTTGTCGAATAGCGCAAAGCCGCGCTTCGCCTTTGTTTTCGTTTCGTCCATTGGTTTCCCTGATTGACCCACTCGAAGTCATTAAACTTAACGTACAATGTAGCGGATCACCTAACTGCGCCTTTGAGTAGCGATAGTTTGTTGTTACTTGATGGTGAAGAGCGCTTCGTGGTTTTATGTGATCCCACTGCGCCACGGGCGAGGAGCCTTGCCTCATGACGGATACGGTTGTCAGTTTTGCCGATATGGCGTACCGGCTCAGGGGGCAACGAGTGATACCAGATGCCCGTTGCGAGCATAAGCACCTCACGCTCGACGACAACGGTGAGATCGTGACCTGTGAGGACTGCAAACAACAGGTGAATGCGTATTGGGCGCTTCACCGCATGGCGTTAATGTGGGGTAACCATGCGCAGCAGGTCCGTCGAGTCGTAGCCCAGGTTCATGAGGATCAAAAAGCCACTTTTCATCTTCGAGCTGCCAAGGTCGTCGAGCGGGCGTGGCAACGTCGAAAAAGCGTGCCGATCTGTCCACACTGCAAGGCTGGAATCTTCCCGGAGGACGGTTTCGGAACGTCCTCTATCAATCGCGCAATTGAGCTGAAGCGACGCTCACTGCGCGCCACAGAATAGCTATAACGGCATGCCGACACGGATTCGAACCGCGAACCTGTGGTTTTGGAGACCACCGCTCTACCAATTGAGCTACCGGCACGCACACCAAACTCTCTACCAGAAATAAATACGCGGACGTCGATAGTCTGGCCAGATCATTCCCTCTGAGTCTTGCCCGCGTTTCACTTGATGTAGTAAGCGATTGGAGCGAATCCGAGAGGGCTTGATTGTCATCTCGTGATTCCACCACCCGGGATCATTCATCAGCCACTCACCGGTACGGTTAATCGCTTGCCAGGGTTCCTCCAGTATTCTAACTCGGCCGTAGAAACGGAAATAGTTATAAAACATTCGAACGCGCCGAGTCTTCGCCACCCGCTTTTGGTAGCGACGTAATGAACGCTTCATGACGTGAGTCCTATATCAATGTACTTACGTCATGGCGGGTCTCCTTCATGGGGAATTTCTCGGGCAGTCACTGTAGTGCAGGCGCGGTGGCGTTGCAAACATTGCAACGTCCGGGTTAGCTCTCCAGCATTGCTGTTTAAATGCGTCGGCCGTTCGATGATGACGAGTTGTTCTCAGCGACACTAGTCCTCGGCGTCATCCTTTTTGTCGGCGCGTGTATGGCGTATGAGTACCTGTTATAAGTGGACATCACTACTTATCCCTCCATCAAGCCTGCGACGCCATTCTCTCCCTCTTCGCCACCGGTAACTAATCGTAAACAAAGTGACGGTTTCGACGATGTCGACGCTGCGCTTGAGGCGTGGGCGCGTTGGGGACGAAGCGTTTTATCTGGGATCGGTTGGCCACAATGGACGCTACTAGCACGGGTTATCGAGCAGGGCTTCACAGGTGCGGCTCAGAGAGGCGCTCGGACGTTTGAGGTCGACGAGGCCATGGAATGGGTGGAACGGGCCGTGCTGCGTTTGGCGGAGAACGAGCGTCGGGTAATCTGTAAGCACTACCTGTACTGGCAACCCCCGGAGGTCTCAGCCCAATTCTGTGGGATGAGCTACGGCCACTTTCGGGTTGTACTCAACCGGGCTCGACGACGGATCAGGGACTATTTAGCTGATCGTGGTATAGACCGCTTGCGTTAGTAACATTGATCCCTTCACAGTGCAAAGGTAGGCAAGGTGCCCGTATCTGCCATTGATACATGGTCGTCAATTGTCCAAGAACATCTGAAGATCCTCTCTACTTGCGATGCCCTCGGCCCGTTGATTGCCCAGACGACGAAGACACTGAAGAAGTGCCTGTCAACCGGTGGCAAGATCATTGTCTGCGGTAACGGTGGCTCACACGCCCAAGCCGAACATTTTGTGGCGGAGCTGGTCGTGCGCTTCCAGCGGGAACGTGGGGCCCTGGCCGGGATTACCTTAGGCTGCAACCCAGCGGTTGTGACCGCGACTTGTAATGATCTGGGTGCAAACAACGTCTTTTTGCGTGAGTTTCAAGCCGTTTACGGTCGCCATGATGCGGTCGTAGGTATTTCTACCTCTGGACGTAGCCGCAACGTGATCGACACGTTGGTGGCAGCCCGTCGCGCGGGCCTCCCTACGGTCGCACTTACCGGCATCCGAGGAATCGATGATGCGGTGATGCACGAGCTACGCGTGCCATCGGGTGATACGGCGCGAATACAGGAGATCCATCAGTTAGTCATTCACGCCTTATGCCAGGAGTTGGATGATTGATTCGAGGCTGAATGGCGCATTGTGATCAGAGGGCTGCGGTTCAGTCCCATCCCCAATCGGCCAAGCTTTCAGAGATTATCCAGCAGTTCGGTCGTGTGCGTGCAGTTGTTATCGGCGACCCGATAAATGATCACTATCACTTTGGGCGCATCGACCGTATTTCGCCGGAGGCACCCGTCCCGGTGTTTGTCGAGGATTATTCCAAGGCCGAGATACGGCGCGGCGGTGCTGACAACGTCGCCCACCAGCTCGAAGTGCTCGGTTGTCGCGTATCTACGCTGTTCCCGCTACACCGATCGACCAAGCACCGGTACATGGTGGGGCACTATCAGGTCTTTCGTGTCGACAGAGACTACTACGAAACGCCGCAGGACTCATTCGAGGTTTCCCTGCGTGACATTGACGTGGTCGTACTGTCCGATTACGCCAAGGGATTTCTGATTCCTTCTTTATGTCAGGACGTTATTGAAGGTGCGAAGGCGCGCAATATTCCCGTAGTGGTCGATCCAAAAGGCACCGACTGGTCTAAGTACCGCGATGCTTCGGTGATCTGTCCCAATAAACGGGAGTATGACGCGTGGAACAAGGAGGATGAGCCGGATAACCTCATCTTAAAACGAGGTGAGCATGGACTCAGCATCATTGAATACAGTAGGGGGCAGTCCATCGACGATTGTACCCATATCCCTGCCCAAGCTCGTCACGTGTACGACGTCACCGGAGCCGGAGATGTCGTGGTGGCGCTGGTTGCGGCTGCTCTCGGCGTGGGATGCAATATCAGGGATGCCGCCCGACTCGCGACCTTCGCGGCGGGGTACGCGGTTGGGGAGGTCGGGACGACCGTCTGCCCGAAGGAAAAACTCATCGAGCTTGTGAGGTGAGCCGACTGTCGCGATGTACCCTGATGGCGTTGATGGGTAATGTAGCGCTCGCGACGACTCCTTCTCTCAAGCTGTCCTGGCAACCTGTCACCACGATGTCCGATGGGACCGCGATTCCGGCCGGACAAGCGGTGAGCTATAACGTGTACGGCGGACACACGCTGACAGGACCGTTTACTCTAGCGACTAATGTTAGTACGACGACCACCGTACGGTCCAATGTTGACCTCGGCGTCGACTGCTATGAGATTACGGCGGTAGTCAACGCGGTAGAAAGCGATCCGACTCCGGTTATCTGCCTCACCGTCACAGAGTCGGTATCCACCGTGCCCAGCAGTCCGTTAAATCTCGTTGTGACGCAAACTCAATAGAGGATCCTATGGGACGCCCCATCTATTCGCCGTCTTTTGAACCGTACACGACTACACAGAAGAACGATAAAAAACACGGAGAAAAGAAGTTACCGCCGAAGGCGAAACTTCCGCCAACAAAGCCGTCCAAGACTCCAAAATGAGAATTGGATTTGCAAACGGCGTGTTCGATGGACTCCACACCGGGCATCGATTCTTTCTCCAAAAAGCCTATGACCATTGTGACTGGCTTATCGTTGCGATCAACGACGATGACTCGGTGCGCGCCCGAAAGGGCCTTGGCCGACCAGCGTCGCCACTAGAGAGTCGTCTACGTACGCTACGGCTAGCCGGTGTAGCCGATGCAGTGCTGCCGTTCGATGGGGATCCGGTTCCACTGATCAAGGCGATTAAACCCACAGTACTTATTCGCGGGGAGGATCAATCAGACGAAGGCGCAGAGTGGGTATCAACACTGGTGCGTATTGCAAGGCTAGAAGGATTTAGTACCACGGAGATTTTGAATGCGTCCAACTGATATGCATCGCCTAGCACATCGCGGCTGTCACAACTGCGCGCCAAAAGGTTGGCGAGATGTGCCAGTTATGTCAGGAGACTATGACTTCGACGCCACTATCGAACATCGTAACAACAAGTCTCTGCCTGCGCGCCTCAATCTCTATCTGAAACGATCATCGAATGCCTACGGACCAATTACACAATATACCGGATACGATAACTATCACGGTGATGATTGATGCCGCCACTTCGACGGATACTCGTTGAATTACAGCCCGAGACGCGGTGGCTATTTGAAGGCGGTGTGCAGTACCGGATAAGAATCCAAGTCGACACCAGCGATAAACAGTATTGTCAGGATCAATACCTGACGACCGATGATTTCACCTCACGATTCGATTGGATGATCGATCACGCCAAACGAACTATCCGCTCGCTTATCGAGCGCGACACTCAACAGGAAACGCAACATGTCCAAGTCGAAAAATCCCGCGATGCCGCCGCCGTTCATGAAGAGGACTGATCGGTCGGAGAAGATGAAAGAAAAGATCACTCCAAAAAAGATGCATAAACGAGGTGGTTGATGACCAACGAGCAATTGGAGACGATTTACAAATCGTCCCTCGCGGTCAGCCACTTCGCAGGCCTGCGGGCGGTGTATGACGCAGGCTACGATGCATCCGCCAATATCGATCCAGGGGTATCCGATGGTGACCCGTCCGTCACGCAACCCCCGCCGGACGCCGACGTATCGATCAATACACCATGAGCGTGCCCGATTTCGTAGAGTGGATCTGGAACCCGTTGGGGAGCGATGACGATGCCGCAGGAACGAGTTTATGGAACGCCGGTTGGAGTGGAGAAGCCCTCGGGGGACAGAGGACGTCAGAAGAAGAGGGACCCGGATATTGCGAAGGTACGCGAAGCGTTGAGCAAATTTGCCGACACCCGCGCAGTGGAGAAAGTGGCTCCTAGGCCGCGAGGCTCGTCATCGACTATGCCGCGTAAGCAGCGGCCCCCGCCGATTTTGGACGCCGAGATCGAGAAGCAAAGTCGATAAGTAGGCGCGCGAAATGCCCTGGCAACCGAAAGACGCCACGCGTCACACCAAGAAGGCAAGCACCGAAAAGAAGAGACGGCAGTGGGCCCATGTCAGTAATAAGGCGTTGGCTTCTGGTGCGTCGGAAGAGAGTGCTATACGCCAAGCCGATGCAGTTGTAGCGAGAAACAAGAGGAAATAGTGATGGGTGCTCCGCTGGGGAACAAGAACCACAGCAAAGATAAATTGATTGAATCCGCGTTTCGGCGCGAGCTGACTCAGAACCCAGAGGATGCGCTCTATATCGCGAAAGCGTTGATTGGACGCGCCAAGAATGGGGATGTTGGTGCCGCTGTATTCATCAGGGATACCGTCGACGGTAAGCCGGTGAAGAAAATCGATGTCAGCACCGAGTTGGATAATGCTCTGACACTAATAGGTAGCGATGAACTCCGCGCAGCCGTCCGCGCTCGAATGGCCCCATTTTTCCGACAGTCTCTTTCAAGCCTGGAGGGAAGTGGAGAGCCAGGGCACGGGGGCGATACGAGAATTAATTAGAGCTGACCGGTACTACCTGCTGGTCAAGATTCTCAGGCGTCGCGATGCGCTGCACCCGTGGATCTATGCCCGCTGCCGTGAGGTCGAGGGCGCTCCGGACGGTTACATCGATATCTGGAGCCGCGAGCATTACAAGTCGACCATTATTACCGTGGCGGGCTCCATCCAAGAGGTGCTGAGAGATCCCGATATCACGATTGGTATCTTTTCGCACACCAAGCCGATCGCGAAGGCGTTCCTGGCGGCCATCAAGCGGGAATTTGAAAGCAACGCGGCGCTGAAACAGCTCTTTCCGGATATCTTTTACGAAGATCCGGAGCGACAGTCGCCGTCGTGGTCGCTCGATAATGGGATTATCGTCAAGCGACAAAGCAACCCCAACATGGCGACTATCGAGGCCCATGGGCTTGTCGACGGTCAACCGACCTCAAAGCATTTCAAGCTTCTTCTCTACGACGACGTGGTGACCGACACCAGCGTGTACACGCCTGAGCAAATCCAGAAGACGACAGAGGCGTGGTCCTTGAGCGACAACTTGGGCAGTATCGGCGGGCGTAAGTGGTACGTCGGCACGCGGTACTCATTCTCCGATACGTACGCTGAGATCATCAAACGCGGCGCCGCCACGCCTCGCGTACATCCTGCGACCGATGACGGGACGCCGGACGGTAAGCCAGTGCTGTTCACCCAGGAGCACTGGGAGGAAAAGAAGAAGAACCAGTTGGAGTCGACCCTGGCCTGTCAGATGCTCTGCAATCCGATGGCCGGACAGCAGCGCATGTTTAACGTCGACGATCTGCAAGTCTACGAGGTCCGGCCAATGACGCTCATGGTTTACCTATTGGTAGACCCGGCGCGGTCGGTCAAGCGAGACAGCGCTAACACAGCAATGGTGGTTCTTGGTGTGGACTCCGCTGCAAATAAGTATTTGCTCGATGGCTGCGATCACAAGATGGATCTTATGGACCGCTGGCGCTGGATGAGGGATCTATGGGCCAAGTGGTCCGACGCGGCCGGAGTAATGGGCGTCAGAGTTGGATACGAACGCTTCGGGGCAATTGCTGACCTTGATTATTTTAAAGAGCGTCAGCGTGTAGAGGGCGCGCGCTTCGAAATCACTGAGCTGGAGTGGCCTCGGGAAGGGGAGGGTTCGAAAAAGGACAGGGTACAGCGTTTGATCCCCGACGTGCGAGGCCACCGGTTCTATCTCCCGTATCCCACGGATGACCGGCGGCTGACGACGGTACAGCAGCGTATGGTTGCGCAGGGATATGAATATCGACTGGCGCGGCCAATACGACGCAAAGACGAGAACGGTAACGTTTACGACCTGACGGAACGATTCCGGCTACAGCTTTCGTACTTCCCGTTTGGTGGGCTGAAAGACTTGGTCGACGCCGCATCGAGGATTTACGATATAGATCCTGTTACGCCGCAGCACGTCGATCAGTCCTCCCTTGAGCCAGAATACACCTGATGCAACCGCTGACGGTTGATGAAATTACCCGCGCTATTGGCGAAGCAGAACGCAGCGGTAACTATTTTATTCTGTCCGTGATCAAGCGCATGGCGTGGGAGTTGAATCATCTACGTGACCAGAATGCGAGCAGTCGCTTCCTGCAAGATCTAACGCCAGAGTTCTGAGATGGCTCCGAAACTTCCGAATTCGTTGGGCCTTCCGGTCTCGACTCGGGACTTCTCGCTGTTTGAAATGGTGGCACGTGCATGGGGCAGCGAGTTTTTCGCGCCGGACCATCGAATCTATCAGTTCGGCGGTGTACGTTTTTTCGACAGCACAGATCTAGGGACCACCGGAATTTATGGGCGGGGCACGTTTGAGCTGTTACTGGATGACCCGGACGGAGACACGATCAACGATGAGACGGGCGCCTATATCTACGCGGATACAGGAACGGGAGTCTTCAACTTGGACATTCTCGTGACGCAGATCGACGGGGCGCCCATTACCACTGAGCTTGGTCAGGACATCGAGGTCACATAGTGTCGTCTTTTCCGGTTGCAATCTCCGGTCTACCCCAGGCCATTCTTCCACTGACGGGCGCCGAGTTGGTTCCGCTCGTTCAGGGTGGCATTACGAAGCGCGCGAGCGCGTCGACCGTGTTCGCTTATGCTCAGACTCCGGCCGAACTCGCGGCGGGCGTGACACCGACAAACGCATCGTATGCACCGGGCTGGGCGCCCCGTTTTGGTGTCGACGTTAGCGGTGGGACTGACTGTACGGCCGCATTCCAAAATGTGTTGAACGCAGCCGCAAAAGGTACCTTATTTTCCGCGCGTGGTGGCGCAACGGTGGTCATTCCATCCGGCGCAATCCTCTTTGTCGGAGGCAACATCACTGTCCCAGCAAACGTCACCGTCAGAGGGCCGCAATCGTTTGTCGGCACGATGACCAGCAACTCGATGTCCGCTCCATATCACACCATGGGAGGTCAGATTTCTGTTGCCTCGACTGCCACCATCACTATGAATGCCGGGTCGTGTTTGGACGGACTGCTAATCGCGCAACATGGTCTAACATTTCCACAGACTGACCCCTCTCAATATGCGGGGAGTGCCATTACCTACGCGGGTGATGACTGCACGGTGCGAAATTGCATGATTCTGGGATTTAATCAGGGCATTACCTCTAGCGGCTTCCAGAGGCCAAAGTGCTTTGATTGTCTTATGGATAACAATAATGGCATCTCCTTTACCGGCTCCGAAGACATCACACATGTCGAGCGCGTACACATGTGGAACTTCGGGACGTTCTATGCGGCAGTTCCAGGGGTCGACTTGCAACGCAGCGGTACCGGTGTCGCAATCACGGCTGACGGAAGTGGCGCGAAGGTGATTGATTGTTTCACCTTCGGCTATAACACCGGATTTTCCACCAGTGGAATAGGGGACGTGGCGAATACGTTTCTCAACTGTTGGGCAGATAATACGGCACTAGGATACGGCACCGGTTATGCGATCACAGGCGGCGCGACCGACACGAAACTTACCGCCTGTATGGCTTCAGGCTGCTCGCAGGGGTACCTCTTTTCGCTCGATGCTGGGCTAAAGGCCACTATGACCGACTGTAATGCATGGGGAAACGGGACCCATGGAATTCTGTGCGGTTCGGGCAATGCGGGCGATGTCATCATTCGAGGTGGGTACATCCGTAATAATCCTAACGGTATCACCTATTCGAATACCGGTGGAAATGGAATTCTGGACGTTGACGAGATGGCATTCGACTCCACTGACAGCGTTCCGTTTAACGTCACAGTGTCGACGACGAACATCTTTATTGGTCTAAATAATGACTTCGGAAGTTTTGCTGCGGGCTCTCCCGGGATTATCGGAACCGGTACCAACGTTACGGTAGCCACTCTTACGTCCAACGCAGGTACTGTAAACCTGCCGTACACAGGTCATACATTCAATATCAGCGGAACAACGGCCATCGGCGCAGTAAATGGAGGCTGGGCAGGTCGGGAAGTGACATTGATTTTCGGAGCCATACTCGCATTCGGAAGTTCCAGTGGCGCCTACAACGCGGTCCGACTGGCGAGCGGTTCAACGTTCACAACGGCCGCCGGATCAACACTCACCATCAGACATAATGGCGTGCAGTGGTATGAGTCAGGAAGGGCGGCATAGAGCGTACTCATGGCCAAAATAAGCGAATATCCGACGATTACGAGTTTAGTTGGTAACGAACTCGTTTTGATGGACGCCGGGTTACCGGGTAATCGCGCCACCGTTACCGCCACAACTAATACGCTAGCCGAAGCGATTGCATCAGGACTAGGCATCTTTTCTGGCACTCAAAGCGGCTCCGTGCCTGGATCCGGGGGCGGAATTGGACGAACGCTTCGATCGGATGCCACATGGCAACTAGCATTTGATCCGACTACGGGCACGTTTGGCTACTACGCGCAAACCACCGCTGAATCTGGCGCGGGCGTCACGCCGACCAACTTTAGCTATCCACCGAATAACGTGCTTCGCTATGGAGCCGACCCGACAGCCACACTGGACTCTACCGCTGCCATTATGCAGGGGGTCTCGATAGCCCATGTTCAAGGCGGTGGGCGAGTGTATTTGCCTGCCGGAAGGTATCTTGTCGGCAGCTCCACCCAGATCAACTATAGCTACAACAACATCTATTTGGTTGGTGACGGGAACGCTGCGACTGGGCTAATAAACGCAAGCGCGACTCAGCCAGCGATAAGCGTAGGCAACGGTTCGCCCTTGTTCCACGGTGGTGTGTCCGGGATGTACATCACGACCAAAAGTGGTGTGACGGCCCTCAATGGTAACTCCGGCATATTCTATAACAACCTATCGCAGTTCATCTTACGCGATGTTGTTGTCTCCAACGCCAATGCGGCTAATTACCGAGGAGTGTTCTTTGAGAATTGCGGCGAATTTTTCGTCTATAATCTTTTCGTCCAACAGAGCTTGAACGACGGCATAACGCTTGAGGGAACAACTGACGCGTTCATGCTGGCATGCAATAGTAACTCAAACGGCGGGGCTGGATATGTACTTAATGCGACGCAGGGCGGTGAGTATGTCGGCTGCTACGCCTTTGGCAATGCCGGGTCCGGTTGGGGACTAATTTCTGGAGACCCAACTTCCGCGCCGAACCTCAATAATGCCTTCTTCGACTGTGTGGCCGACACAAGCGGGAGCCATAATTGGCTAATTGACGACTCGTTCGACTCCTGGTGGGTCGGATGTTGGGGATCGACGCAACAGAGTAAGTCGGTCAATACTTTCGCTTGTGGATTCCAGACTGCTTCTCAATATTGTCGGAACTTGAGATTTGTAGGTTGCATTGCGCTTAATAATAACAGCCACGGGTTCCAGTGTTTTGACACCGGCAGTAGTGCACCTCAGAAAATAGAGTTCGTTGGCTGTCAGTACGGATCGATCTCGCCGAGCGCTAACGGTAACGGCCAAGCGGCCGGTGGCGGATACGGATTTGCTTCTAACGGAGGCGTGGACCATATCCGCATCGCAGGCGGAATCTTCGACGGCAACGCGACGGGAGCGATTCACAACACCGGAACCGGTACTGATGTCGTTGTTACCGGAAGACCTGTCGGCTATATCAACTCAAATTCCGGAACAGCTACGAGCGTCTCTGACGGTGGAACCATCTCTCATGGGCTCAACGACCAGACAAACGGTATTACCCCCAAAAGCGTATCGCTAATTGGGACTAATCCCAATAACATCATTTCGGTTAGCGCTCTTTCCAGCTCCACGATAACTGTAGCGATTAAGACGACCGCAGGGGCGGCAGGCTCAACACAGACAGTCTATTGGAGCGCTTCTGCGTAAACACAAATTAGGATCTCACTGTGAGCCTGGGTAACCTTCCCAAGGTATTAGAATTCGGCGACCCCGACGAAATCTCTGACATGGAGTTGGCCATGGAGATCGGTGCATTGCTACAAAAGCAATACCCAAACCATCCCTGGATCGTGGGATTCCAAGGCAGATCGCTCGTGATCCGACATCTCGGCATCGCTAGCGAAGTGGCGCGGGTAATTGGTCGGGAAGGATTCGCCTCGCTTCTTCCGAGGGAAAAACTTGGAACGCCAAAGGAGGTATCTCGCAGCGTGATGATGTTTGCCGGGGAGCTTTTAGAGGCATTCGGACTACCGCGAGGGCCGTGGGACGGTACGCCGCCTGTGGTGCCGAAGTGGCACCGCAATAAGGAACGCGACTTTACGTGACTGTATCACAGCCCTGGCGACCGCAGCCTCCTTCAATCTCTGATCCGGAGCGCGGCGAATCCACGCCGTGGGAACCGGGTGAGGAAGGAGAAGATTCGGGCATGGAGGTCGGGGACGCTCCTAGTGAAGAGACCCGACGAGATCAGCAGCCCAACTGGCTCAACAGGGCGAAGGATGCCTATCGGTTCTCCACAAGCTACGTCGACAGTAACTATCGACGGTTCTGGGAGGACAGCATCAGGGCGTTCAATAACCAACACCCTAGCGACAGCAAATATAACTCAGATCTGTTCAAGAAGCGCTCGAATCTATTCCGACCGAAAACGCGGGCGATAATCCGAAAGAACGAGGCGGCGGCTGCGGCGGCATACTTCTCGAATCAAGAATTGCTATCTATCTCTCCGATGAACGAGGGAGTGAAGGAGGAGCGGATATCAGCCGATGTCATGGAGCAGGTTTTACGCTATCGGCTCACGAAATCGATTCCATGGTTCCTCGTCATGATGGGCGCAATTCAGGACGCCCAGGTGCAGGGGGCAGCTATTGCCCACGTCTACTGGCGCTTTCACGAGCGTTATAACGACGACGGGAACGTGACCAGTCGTGAGGACACGCCGGTCGCCGACCTCGTGCCGATCGAGAATCTCCGAATTGATCCTAGCGCTCACTGGCTGGACCCGATCAATACGTCTCCGTACCTCATTCATCTGATTCCGATGTATTGGACCGATGTGCGGGATAGGATGCGCTTCCCTGATCCAAAGGGGCGTCGGTGGAAGGAGCATCCAGCTTCAGCGGCTTTTGCGCATACGGATAGCGCTGACAACTCCACTCGACAGGCGCGCGTCGGGTATCTACAGGATCCTACGCAGCAAAAGCGCGACGTGAGTGATTATGACATTGTGTGGATACATCGGCATATTCACCGATGGAACGGCGAAGACTGGGAGTTCTACACCCTGGCGAGCGAGAAGCTTCTAACGAAACCGGAGCGCTTGTCGGAGACCGTGTGGCATGGAGTGCGTCCCTACGTGATGGGTCGGGCATTAGTCGAAACCCACAAACCCATACCGAACAGTCTGCCAACTCTCCTCAAGGGTCTGCAAGAGGAGGCGAACGACGTCCAAAACCAGAGAAGTGATAACGTCAAGTTTGTGTTGAACAAGGCGTATCTGGTCAAGCGAGGCAAGAACGTCGACCTCGCGTCTCTCGTTCGTAATGTCCCTGGCCGGATCACGCTGGTAGACGATCCGGAGACGGATGTTCAGGAGATGAACTGGCCCGATGTTACGCAGTCAGCCTATCTTGAGCAGGATCGCATAGACGGAGACTTCAACGATATTGCGGGCAACTTCTCGCCATTGCAGGTCAACACGGCGCGTACACCTCGTGAATCCAGCAACACGATGAAGATGTTACAGGCTCCGTCCAACATGCTGACGGAGTATATGCTCAAGACGTTCACAGAAACCTTCGTACAGCCGGTACTCCGTCAGATCATGCTACTAGAGCAGCACTACGAGACGGATGTAGTCGTGCTGGCACTCGCAGGACAGAAAGCGAAGGTCTCGCAGAGGTATGGCGTCAATCAGGTGACGGACGCGCTACTGGATCGCGAATTGACACTGAGTGTGCACGTCGGAATGGGCGCGACTGATCCTGTGCAGAAGCTGCAGCGTTTTGTGTATGCGGTTATGAACTTCGCGCAGATTGCGCGTATCCAACCGCCCGGAATGGATTTGAAAGAAATTGCCAAGGAAATGTTTGGGCTCACCGGATATCAGGACGGATCGAGATTTATGATTGAGGGTGTTGATCCGGAAGTCGCGCGGCTGATGCAGGAAAACATGCAGCTCAAGAAAGCCATGCAGCAGGTCGGTGTGAAGCTTCAGAACAAAGAAGGCGCGAATATTGTTAAGTTGGAGACGTCGCGGGAAGCTAACGAAACTAGGCTTCAAATGACGCGCGAAACCAATGCCACCAAGATCGCCACCGAGCGTATGCGGCATGGTCAGAAGTCGCGTGAAGTCCTAGCTCAACACATTATGAATTTGGATCAAACGCGGATGGAAAAGGAACTCATGCGTCAACGCCCCACGGGTCAGCAGGGTGCTTGACCCGGCCGATCCGCGCGTCGAGTGGGCATCTTTCGGGCGCATGGTTGAAGACTTTTTGCAGGGGCCCATCGGCGACTTCTTGGTCAAGAAGGCGCAGGAACAGAGCGCGGACGCGATGGACAAGTTGAAAGTCGCCGCGCCGGAGGATCCCAATGCGATCCGCACACTCCAGAACCAGATACAGGTAGCTGAGTCGATCATTCGGTGGCTCGGCGAAGCGATACACGAAGGCCAAATGGCCTTGGAGCATTTGAAGGAAGAAAGCGATGGCTGATGAAAAACAGATGACCGCTGAGGAAGTCGAGCAGGCGAATCTCAAGCGAGCGCGCGAAGTGAACGAGGAGCGCAATAAGTCGCGGACGAGTCGACTGTCCGAGATCGCGGACAATAACGAGAAGATGCGTGAGGCGGAGATGGTCGATACACCTGAAGGTGACCTACGGATGAAGGAGGAGCCCACGGAGGAGGAAAAGGAGGCAACGGCTGAGAAGGAGAGCGCCGATGCCGAACGGGCGCTGGCGGAACTCCAGGCGAAGCAACTACAGGAGGAAGGAGTTGAGCCGTCTGAAGAGACCGCCGAAGTCGAAGCAAAGGGTCAGGGCGAAGACAGCGACACCAAGGGCACCTCGAACGACGTCAAAGTAGTCAACGGAGAGACGTATTATCTCACCGTTGTTAATGGCAACGAGAAGTGGTTGACGTTAACTCAACTCAGAGCGGTTGCACAGAAGGTCGAAAGTGCGGACCAATACTTGGCAGCCGCCGCAGAGTCTGTTAGAAACGCAGCACGGCTGGATCTATCCTCCACCAAACAGAAGGACGAGCCCAGCAAGGTCGATGACGTCGATCTGGAGAAAACCCTCCGCTCCGTAGCAATGGGGGATGAAGAGGCGATAAAGACACTCGCATCTGCGATCAAAGGCCTTCAACAGGCCAAGGCAAAACTATCCGAGGTGACTCCGGACGTTTTGCAGCAGATCGATGAGCGTTGGTCGTTTCGGCGTGCGGCTGAATGGTTTGAGGAGCAGTACCAAGACATTCTGTCCGACCCGCATCTGAAGAAGCTGGTGTACGACCGAGACGCGGAACTGTTCAAACAGTCTCCGGACATGCCGTACAGACAGCGTATGAAGACCGCCGGAGACGAAATCCGGGGCTGGATTCAGAAGCGGACCGGAACAGGGCCTGTCAAGGCGACTGCGTCGGAAACCAAAGCCGAGAAGAAGAAAACGCTCGTCAACGTCCCAGCCGCTGCCGCGAGGCAAGAGCCGTTGCGTGACGAGGAGGCCGAAGAGTCCGTCGAGGACGTCATCCAGAAGATGGCGAGGGCTCGGGGACAGGGTCGGGCAATGGTGCACCGGCCGACGCATCGCTTTTGAGTCACGCCTAGTCGGGAGACCCACGCGTGACTCGATGAGGAGTCACGTAAATGGCAGGTCAGGTTTGGGCAGTTAACTCACTCGGCGGATATTTCTATAGCCGTCAGCTTTCCAACGTGTTGCGCATGAATGTGCAGCCGTTGACAAAGTTTAGGCAATTCGCCGATGTGCACGATGTTAGTCAGCAGGGTAAAAAGAAGGGTGACACCTTCACCTGGGACGTCGTGTCGGATGTGGCTACGGCTGGTTCGGTTCTCGTCGAGACCAATACCATGCCGGAAACCAACTTCATCATCACGCAAGGGACCTTGACGATCACTGAGGCCGGAAACTCGGTGCCGTACTCGGGAAAACTCGACAATTTATCGAAATTTCCCGTTGAAGAGATCATAAAAAAGGCGTTGAAAAATGACACGGTCAAGGCGATCGATCGTCTTGCCTGGGCTCAGTTCAACCAGACTCTGTTGCGAGTCATCCCAACGGGGGGTACTTCCGCAACGGCGATCACGCTGTATACCAATGGAACGGTAACGGGAACCAACTCCGTGGCTTACAACAATAGCCACGCGAAGGCGATCACCGACGTCATGAAGGAGCGCAACATTCCGGCCTATATTGCGGACGATTACTATGC